CTATTTTTAGTTAGCATAATTAAAACGGCAATCCTTCCGTGTCTTCTTTAGGTTTGAAATCATTTAAATAAATCTTGTAATCTGGTTGCTTATCCTCTGTCTTGTAAGCATTAACCCACATTGAATACTTAACATCATTGATTGTAAAATTAATTACTTCTCCTTTAGTGGTTTGCTTTTTCCAACCGCCAGTACTCCATTTTTTTTGTTCCATTTTTTACTTTTTTATTAGTGAATATTTACTTACAAATTTAGGTTGTTTCTTATTACCTACGTTAATTAAATCGGACTGTATCTTATATCCTTTGCGTTTAAGTTCAAAGATAACTGCCGATAATCTCAGGCTATTAAACTTCGTCAAAGCCTGGATTGGTGTCAATGTTTTGCCCGAAAGCAAGTGGTTCAAGATTTGTTGTTTCTGTGTCATTGTTATTGATTGGGGTTAAAAATACTGGTTTGTCTAATTTGTTTTCATACTTTTTAATAAAAGCTAATAAGTCCTCGTATGCCTCTTCGTTATACCAAGCGTAATGGTAAACCTCAGCTAACAATATCTGCCTTTCAAATGGTAGCAATTCTCTCATTAGCTTTTCTTTTGGTTATATTTTTCGTTGTAATATTGTTCTGCGTATTCGTAACGCTTACCACCAACTAAAGAGTAGTTTTCGTCTCCATCAATTCTTGCTTGTATTATCTGCTCTTTTTCTAAATCAAGTAATTTATCAAACATTTTGTATCTGGCATCAAAAGATAATCTATTCCAATTAGGATTAGACATTTCACTTAATAATTCTTGCATTGCGGTTTTCATTAGCTTTTCTTTATTGTTTCTTTAATCTTGTTAAATTCTTCTAAACTCTTGATGGCATTGATTTTCAAAGCAGCCTTAACCTTTTGGTCTTGGGTGAACTTTGTCTTGTCTAACTGCTCAATCAAGAATGCCTTTTGACCTTCGCTTACTTCGTCTTTATGCTCATTAGTAGCATCTGCATCTTTAGTGTCATCTATTGCGAATAGTCCGTTAAGCGCATATTTACGAGCGTAGCTACTTGCTGCTCCCGTAATTTGACTTGCATCCATTCCTTTTTTGTTTTCCTCTTCACGAGCAAGACCCGTGCAAGTAATGTTATCTTCTCCGTTACTTAAACAAGCAGTAGCTTTTACATAAACTCGACCGCCTACTTCTATTACTTCGTCGCTTAACATTAAAGCGTAGCCGTACTTATGGCAGATAGGCTTTGCAGCTTCGATAATATCTTCTGCACTTCGGTACTTGTATTTAGCAAAAGCGTTGAATTGGTTTTTAGGTGCTTTTAATTCCTGTTGGATTTTAATTAGGCTCATTGTTATTTGTTTTAGTTATTGTATTAATTGGTTCTGCTGATTGTTGAAAATTAGGTGAACTTTCTATAACTTCCCAAGATTTAATTTCACCACAACAAGAACAAGGTTTAGCATTAACAGGTATAAATCCAATAGATTTTTCGCCCCGATTAATCCATCTTACTTCTACTAATTGATTTTCATATTTAAAAATATCTCCAAGTTTTGCGGTCTTCATATTATTTGTTTTGTATGTCTATTGAATAGTGTTCTAAAATTTCGATAATAGGTTCTTGTCTTTTCTTTAGGCTTACAAAGTACTCGTATGCCTGTGAGTATTCTAAGTACATACTCATACTATCGTATTTGTTATCTACTAAAGTATAGTAGAAAATCGTGCCGTCTGGCTTAGTTTCTTTTACAAATTCAATCTTCATATACTTCGTTTTTTAAAAGTTCAAGTTCTGCATTGTTTTCTACCCAACGAGTAAACGTGTAATCGTCATCTTCGTAATCGTAGTTTTTAGGCAATAAGGCAGGGTCATAAGGGTTTGATGTACTCCTATCCCCGTCGATTAATATGTTCCCGTATCGCTGATATTGGAACATTTGGTAGGTGGTTAAGTGTGTCATTTTGTGTTTTGTTTACACAAATATACAACAATGCACAATACAAAGTGCAAAACTATTAAAATATTTTAGAATTATTTTTGCAACAATGTTGCATTTGTACTTAGAAACGTACAAAATAACGTACAAAGTAAAGCTAAAACTTGCCAAAGTCGGTAGTAAAATGCAGCCAAAAGTAGTAGTATTACTACCTTTTTTTAATTAATCTAAGAAGATTTTAAGTGTTTTACCCCCGTCTTGAAAGGATAGTTCTATTGATTTGAAGTCGCCAAGTTCTTGGTATAAAGTTAATATCCTACCTATTGGGCGGTCATTCGTTGCGTGGTTAATTACTTCTAATCTTGTGATGTCTGGTTTGGTTTCGTTTTCCATTTTATTACCTTTAAACTTTATAAATTGTATACGGATAGTATTCTACGCAGTAAATCTTAACTACATCTATATTAGTTATTTCTTTATCATATTGTTTTATTGTATATGAATAAGAATAATAACCTTCATAATCATCAGGGTATTTTGTATCATATGGGGTAAATCCTAAGCATTCAGCTTGTCCTTTATCTACACCATAATACTCATCTAAGCCTTCTTTAATTGTCTTAAAAGATGAAGCAGATAGTATAGGCTTATACTCATTTATAGCTATGTATGTTACTTTTACTCTTGTTGTCATAGGTTTTCCTATTTTATAAAATGTTGCACTTTAAAGCAACTTTTGATAATAAAGCTTGTCAGAACCCCCGTATGAATATTCAGGTAAGTAAAGCCTAAACCCACAATCGATAAGGTTATTAGCTGAAGGGAAGTTGTCTAAGGTAGTATAAGTAATGGCTATATGGCAGAAGGTAGATGCAGCTTTTAGCCTCGTTTTAATCATTCGTCTTTGTATGCCTTGCCCTCTATAATCTTTATGCACCCACGCCCTGTTAAATATGCAAATGCCCTTAGAATAAATTGAGCCGCAATAAGCAACAATTCGGCTCATATCGTCAAGCATAACCCACCACTCACGATTGAATTGGAACTCATCAGCGCAACCCTTGAAGTTTGGGTTGGTGTAATCTAATTCCCTTAATTGCTCGTAGGTATCTCGGTCTAATATATTGCCGAAGCTAAATATCTTTTTGAGGCGCATTGTGTATCTGTTCAAGTTTGGTTAAATATAAAATAGCATCTTGCAGCTCTTCCTTTAGATGCGTTATCCATTGACCCGTGTTTAAATCTGTTCTGTCCATTGTTGTACCATACTTTGATTTGCCTACAAGTTCACGCCTACGCATATCTTCTATTACTGCCGATAATATTTTACTATCCATTTATTTGTCTGTTTTGCTATGTATCTTAAAACAAGTTTTGCACTTGTATAATATCTTCTTTACTCCTGTTGCAGTTGTGCGCCTCATTTGTATTATTAAGTCATCGCTTCCACATTCAGGGCAAGTGCCTCGGTCTTGTCCGAATATAACTCCGTAATGTGTTTTAGGTTCGATGTGGTTTTTAAGTGCGTTAAATACCTGCTCCAATAAAACCACATCCTTCTGGCAGTACTTAATCATTTTAGCCATAGCTACTTTATCCTTATGCAGAACTATGTCCTTCCATAAACTATATTCTGTTTTAATCTTAGTGCCAATGCCTAAGTAGTCAGCAATATAGTTAAGCTTGTTGCTGTTAAATCTAAACTTTTGACGAGCTACCTTTAACGTGTCAATAGTAACGTACTTAGGAAACATCTCAATGCCGTGAAACAAGCATCGTGTTCTTATCCACGCTAAGTCGAACTTGTCTCCGTTGTGTCCTACTAACTCCGATGCCGTGTTTGCTACTTCTATAAAACTTTGTAGCATTCGTTTGTCGTTCTGTTTGCTATCCCATTGTAAGTGGTAAACCTCTTTTTCGTCTTCCCACTTATAGCAGATGCAAATGATTGCACGTTCTTGAATTATGCTTTCTGGACTTACATTTAATTTGTAACCGGCAGTCCAAAAGAAACCGACGTTGGGGCTGACTTCCACGTCGAAGTAGAGTCGTTTGCGTTTTGATTTTAGCATTGTTTATTTTTGGCTGAATTTATCTATTGTAGTAGTACCCATCGCAGCTATGCAAATAACCATTACGGCATCTACAAGTTTATCCGAAGGGGCAATTTCTTGATGCGTAAAGCTATTAGCTAATAAGGTAACACAGATAAATAAAGCCGATAGTAAAGCAATAACTCGCTTAGTAGACACGCTACCTCTTTCGTCTGATAATAAATTGGCTAACCATTTCATAGTATTAATTTAAGGTGTGAAGTATAATTTTGACTCTGCGGCTCTACGCTTTGTAAGACCTGCAAGAACTTTACCACCTGCCTTATCCCACTTAGCAAACTCTAAAGCAATAGTAGGGTCATTAGGGTTAGCGTTTACCTTCTTTAATAAAGTAGAACTCTTTAGATTTCCGATACCTGCGTTATAGGCAAAGCTTGTAAGGGCTGCGAACTGATTAGGTGTAACCGCACTCTTAACTAATGGAGCAACTTTGTCTGCAAACTCTTTAGCTATGATTTCAAATAACTCATTTGCTCTTTCTTGGGTAATCTTATCGCCAGGCTTTACAGGTTTACCATCTTCAAAAAAAGTATTTCCAAAGCCAAGAGTCCAATGCCCTGCGCTACATTGATAAGAAGTTAATTTACAACCTTCATAAAACTTTATGAGGTCTTTCCCTTTTTCATTTAATTGCATTTGTTTAAATTTAATATTCTATAAATTACTGGTCTACTTACAAAAAAATGTTTTGCTATTTTTGATATAGGCATTTTTTCATTATAGTATTTAAAAATTAAGTTTTTCTTTTCTTCGCTAAATATTATTTTATTATGCGGCTCGTTTGTTTTATAATATTCTTTTAAAGAATTTATAGATTTTAATGTATGCTCTGGTTTTCTTTTCCCTCTTTTAATACCTGTTAATTTATCTGAAATTATTTTTCTCATTTCTATTGACATAACATTAGAGGATTGTATTTTTTTTAGGTTTCTTAAATCTTCATTTTTATAAACATTTTTTAAACTTTCTTTTCTTTTATTCTTTGTGTATTCAGATTGCTTTAGACCTGTTAATTTTTTTCTTATTGACTCTATTGACTCTTTACTAAGTTCTATAACCCCATCTCCCCCATTAGTTAAATTGACTAATGTTCCTTGTCCTAAATCTCTTCTCCCGTATATAGATATAAATTCCTTCTCTTTTTCACAAGCTTGTTCCCAAGTTAAGTTATCCATAAGTATTTCTACTTCATAACCCTTTGATGCTATGTTATGCCAAAAGTCAGACCTTTTAGTTTTAGAACTTTGAAAAGCTCTTTTATAAGTATTATCTTTACCTATGCCAATGTAAAATGGTTCGTTCTTGTCAAGCCTAATATGTCTATAAACGTATGCCATCTTATTTTATTTGTGAGTATAGAAATAAAGTTAGCATAGCAAACAAAACTGAGTTTAGCCTATGAAGTTTTAGTTCAAAGTTCATATCCTTTTCGTACTGCTCGTAGATTGCTATGTTTTTATAATACCTATTACGATAGTCGTTTAACGTATCGTTTGATATTTTATTGCGTTGGGTAAGGGTATCTTTAAGGGTAAGTAGATCAATGCGAAGGCTATCCCTTGTTTTGATGT